TGAATTCTAGGTGCAAAAGCTTCTTCTAGTGCTATCTTTGCGTTTGCTAATGCCGTTTCTTTAACAGCTTTAGCATCTGCGATTGCTTCTTTAAGCAAATCAGATTTTGCCATTGTTTTCTCCTTAAATTTATGTTTTGGAAATAAGATTATTGTGAATCTTAATAAGATTATATTGTTATATGACGTTATATAGATTAATAACGTATTTTAAATAAATATAGGTGAAGTAAAAAAACAGTAAAAAAGCCCCAACATTTCTGCTAGGGCTTTATATAATAGAATGAATAGTGTTAATCTTGGTCGTTTAATGATTGCATTCGTTGTTTATAACTAGCTTGAATCATTTGTTGTCTTTTTGTAACACTAGGTTTAATAAATTCTTTTTTATCTTTAAGAATATTTAATGTATCTGCAGATTTTAATTTTCGTTTCCAATTACGTAATGCAAAGTTTATATCTTTACCAACTACGCTTGATCCTATACTATGGCCTGGTATAACTGATTGATGTTGTTTTAATTTTTTATTCATACTTGTGGATTTTTAGGTGTAACTTGTTTTTGTATTGGTTTTAATGTAAATGCAAATTTTTCTACTTCTGGTAATTGACTTACAAATCCTTGTACTCGTTGTGACTCTTTAGCAGGATCTTCTCCTAATCTAACATAAAAGAATCCTTTACCAGCAGCATCATCAAATTTTGTCTTAATTACATGCATTCCTTTTTTATTTAAAAATGCTTGAATGTCAGCTTTAACATTACCTGCAGTTGCAGGATCAATTAATTTATAAAGAAATCCACCTTTATAATCTGATATTTTATTTAAAAGATCGGCTTCTTTTATACTAACTCCGAAAAAATCGTGATACATATTTTTATTTGGCATCTTATTCCTATATATTATAATAATTTTATTTTAATAATCCAATTATTTTATTTCAAAATATTTACTTAAACCTTGACCTATATCTTCATATGCTGCAGACATTCTTTCTTGTAGTTGAGAAATTTCTTTTGCAGTTTTTTCAAAAACTTTATATGATTCATTTAAGCCTTTCATGTGTCGATTAATAGTAATACCATCAAACCAATCACCTTCAGATAATGTCATTTGTTGAGCCATTTCTACCATGTATCTAACACGCTCGCATAATTCTTGAAGATTACCTTTTCCATAAACTGATTCTCCTAAATTTGAATATCCTTTTACAGCGTCAACAAATTCACGCTTTTGTTCTTTTGATAATTGTACAGGTTCTCTTTCTAATGCTTCTAATATTTCTTTTATTTTCATGGTAAAATCCTACATTTTCCATCATCACATAATATTGATGTAATAATTTTATTTACTTTTAAATAGTTGTTTTGTTTGGTTTTATTAACTGACTCAGTCATTGGTCGAAGAAATGCTCCATGAGTCGATGGATTTGATACAAAATCAAAACATATTAATTCAAAGTCTTCTTGAACTTCTACTGCTGATTCTTTATATAATTCTTTAACAGATCCTAATCCTCTACTTGATATTCCTAATGTAATACCAGCATCAAATAATGATTTTAATATTTTTCCGCTAGGTGTTTCTAATATTTGTACAGCCCCTTTTAAATCATCGCCTTCCCACCACATTTTTAAAATATTATGAGATACATTATTTAAGTTAACAACTGATGATTCTGGATGATCTAATTCTCCTAATGCTCTATTTTGTTCAATATATTCTTTTTGATACTTTTGTGCTTCACGATGAAGTATACTTTTTGGATATACTCTACCATTTTGGTTTTTAGCTCCAGCACGTTGTAACACTCCTTGAACAACTAATCCACCTGGTACTCCAAATTGTGCACCTGATTGCTCATTAACTGGACCAATTGGTTTAAATGGCATATATTCAACTAATAATGCTTTACTCATATTATTCTCCTAAGCTTCTTACTCTTTCTGAAATTTTTAATAATCTTTCTGAAATTTTATTCAATGCGTTATGAGTAGATCTTTTATATGTTGATCCTGCAATACCAGATTCATTTTTTAGTCTAGATGTATATCTAACTAATTGTTCTATCTCTTGTAATTTTTTTGCTACTTCTTTTATAGTTCCGTTAACTGTTTGAGAAGGGGTAGACTTTGGATTACCAGTTGAAAACTTAGAATATGATTCAATTAAAGCAGCATATTTTGCATCCATTGCTTTTTGAACTGATTCATATTTCATTTTCTTTTTCTTTTTAGCTTGAGATTTTGTTGAAAATGCATATGGAGTTTGATATCCAGCTACTCCACCAGTAGTACTCATTTCAGCTAATTCATCTTCTGTTAATTCAATTTCTGCATCTGGATCTTGTTTTTGTAGGTCCATTGCTGTTTTTGGATCTGAAGTTTTTATAGTTTCATTAGCAGCGTCTTTCATATCTTCTTCAGTATCTCCGTCGCCATCTAAGTCTAAAAAGTCAGGTTTAGCATCTTCTTTTTTCATTGCTTTTTTTATAGCTTTGTCTTTGACTCCCATATATTCATCTTTGTCAGATTCTTGTTCGCCGTCACCATCCCAGTCACGTTCATTTATTTCTTGAAATTTAGATTCTATTTCTTTTAAAAAAGATTTCATTTATTTACTTTCTTTAATTCAGTTATTAAATCATAATATCTTAACAATGATAAAATATGAGATTCTTTAACAACTTTAATTGTTTCAACATTACATAACATTTTAGATAATCCGTTAATTTTTATTTTAGTTGCCTTATCTGTTACTAATGACACTTGCTCTTTTAATTCGTTTTTAATAGATGGTATAACTTTTCTAAAATATTGTTTCAATTGTTCAGTATCATTAACGTGAGTAATATACTGATTTAAAAGATTTTTTTGACTTTCATTTAAGCCTGAATATTTTTCGTTAAATTTATCTACTAATAATTTATATGATAATAATCTCGTATCAGTACTTTGTGATTTATATGCTTCGATAATTTTATCTACTTGTGGGACTGTTTCGTCTTTTATTAAAACATGCCCAACAATTTCTGTTTTACATTCTAACAATTGGTTTGGATTATCAACATCATTATATTCAAAGATTTTATATATTGATGCTAATGTTTTATAATTATTAATTCTAATTTTAGAAATTTTTGTAAAATTAAAGTTTTCTGAAATTTCTTTTACTAAATTATAACGTTGTCTTTTTAAAACACTTTTATTTAAATGATTGTGAGCGTTTTTACATGTACGAATAAAATCTAATACAGACGCTTCTGATTTAAGTTGTTCTTTAATCAATGAATTATATAATTGTAACTCTTTAGATAACTCTGTATTTTTTCCAAAGTATTTTTTTATAATATTAATTGTTAAAGATTTATCTGTAGTCAATGACTCAGAAGTTAATTTTCTAACTAATATTTCAAAGAGTATTGCTGTATTTTTATATTTTGAATGTTTTAAATTTTTCATTACGTTAATACATAGTCCTTTTCATATAAATATGGTTTAATTATAAAATATTATCTTCATCTAATAAAGAAGAAGAATTGTTTAATTTTTTATCAGTTTCAGTTAATATTTTAGATTTTTTTGATGTTAATTTTTTAATAATATTAGCATTTTCCATTGCAGTTGCTTTTGCTTTATTATTCTGCATTCTTTTGTTTGGCTGAAATGTTGATGTATTATTACTAATATTAGTGCCTTGTTTTAATGTTTTTGCTCCAGTTGGATCCCATCCCATTTCATTATCATGTTGTCCATATTTAATTCCTTCTGGAGGTCTGCCACCTTTATCTTTGTTTTCAACATCATCAGTACTCATATGTAATGAAGCTAAATCGTGAGGAGTCCCATATGATGTTCCAGTTAGAGTAGGATCATTTCCTTCTTGTTCAATTTGATTTTGACGGAATCTTAATTTTAGATCTTCTACTACGTTATTACGCTCTTCTAACCACTGTTCTTCAGACATATTGAATATGTATTCATATATATATTTATCTGAAACTAATTTTGAATCTTTCATTGCTACTGCTAATTGAATTTTTTCATTCATTAGTGCAACTTTTTGTTGATCATAAATAATTGATGGTGCAGTTAATTCTAATTCAAATCCTACTAGATCTTCTCCTTCGTATCCTTGTGAGTATAAATGTATAATTCCTATTTTTACTAATTCAGAAACAACAATTTTTTGTATTCTTTCAATTGTTCTAGCAAATCTAATATCCATAGATGCTAATGTAGTTTTTCCTTCAACTCCTTCGTCATATCCTAAAAATGGCTTTGGTATTTTTAAAGCAGCCATCATTTTATTTTTTACGTATTCAATATCATCAATACCTGTAAATTCCATGCCAGGTAATGTATCTATTTGTGTTTGACTATTACCACCTCTTACAGGTAAATAATAATCTTCTAACATATTATTTAAATTAAACTTTAAATTATAGTTTCCTGTATTTTTATCTACATATGGAATTTTCTTCATTTTATTAATAATAGTCTCCATAAATGAATCTACTTCATTTGGTGGAATATTACCAATATCAATTTTAAAAATACGTTTTTCAGGAGCTCTCATTATTCTATGGATTAACATAGCATCTTCAAGCATCATTAATTTTTGAAATTCTTGTCTAGCTCCTTCTAACATTGATCTACCATATGGTAAAAAATTTGAGTCAGATATCATTCTAAAATGAGCAATTTCAAATACATCATATGTGTCCAATTCAGAATATGAATGTCTAAATTTAATTTCATATTCTCCAGTTTCTTCATTAAATTCTTCTAATCGCTCTATTTCATATGCAGATAATGGTCTAGCATTCATTATTCCTAATCCGTCTGATATATCTAATTTTAAATAAAAATCACCATATTTACATAAATTTCTAATCCATGGCCACATATTAAAATCAATATTTAATATATCATAATATAAATTATGTAATACTTTTTGTATTGGAGTTTTATTTGTTTTAATTGTTAAAATTTCTCCAAATTGATCAGCTAATGATGATTCGTCTGAATATATATCTAATGCAGAAGATATAATAGGATCTTTATCCATCATTTCATAATCAGTGTATAACTGCATACGACTTTGTTGAGAATAATGATTTGAATCATACCCACCATACGAACCTTGAGCATGTTTTCTCGATCCATGCAATCTACTATATCTATCTGCTAGTCTAGTTTGAGATAAATTTCCAGTAGATTGTAATTTATTTGTATCAACTATTTTAAGTCGATCTTTCCCATATTTACGAACTATTACGTTTGTAGAGAATAAATTTTGTAAACGTTTTCTTAAAGACGCCATAATATTTCTTTTTTATTTATATATAAATATAACTTACTACAGAAGCCATGTTAAATTTTCATCATCTCCACCATTATTCCAATTCCAGGCATCAGATGGACGATCATTATTTCCAGTATAAATTGTAGTATCAGTTTTTTGTACTTTAGATAATGCTCGTTTATTTAAGTCAATACCATGTTGTCTTAATTTTAAACTTGTATCACGCAACCATAAACCAATTGCGTATGCCATTACTAAATCATCATTATATCCAACTTGGGCTTGAGGTTTTCCATTTAGCCAAACAAATACAAATAATTCTTGTATTAATCGTTTAGACTTTATTATAGGAGTTCCTTCACGCATATACATTTCTAATGCTGATATCATTAATGGTCTAGTTCTTGACGTTGTTGAAACCCCAGGTACCATTTTAGTTTTGTCTTTTATATCATATCCCTTTAAAAGTTGAACTTCTAAATCTACATATCCATCATCTTTATATGTATAAAATATATTTTCATAGTTTCTATCTAATGCTGGTTGTATTGCAGCCCACCCTATATTTGCATTTTCTATTGCTAATAATGCATTATTCCATTCAGTTGCAACAGTTACTAACATATTGCCAAAATCTTTTGGTGGAAGTTTTCCTTTGTATTCAGCTACTTGAGTAATTGTCTCTACGTCTATAACATGAAATGTTGACCAATCAGCTCCATCTCCACGTGCAACGTCTGCTACAACAATATAATTCTTTGAGTAATCTGGATATTCCCATATCCAATAACCATTATCAAATCCACGCTTTTCTGCAGGCTCTTGACATCTTGATTCAAACTCTTGTAATATTAATCCGTCTACTACAGTATGTCCAGAAGATATAAAATCACAATCACATTCTTGAGCTGCTCCTCTTTCACCTAATAATTTAGTTTGATCATTTCTCCAAGATTGATCACGCTCTGGGTGCAAATTCCATTGTAGCTTAATTGTTTCAAATCCATTAATTCCATTTTCAGCATCTACCCAAGTTTGATGAAACCAATTACCAATGCCATTAGGAGTTGATAATACAATTGCTCCTCCACCAGTAGATAGCGTAGCTTGAGATGCTACCCATATCTCTTCAATATTTCTAATAAATGCTGCTTCGTCAACTATTAATAATGATAATGCTTCAGAACGTGCTCCAGTAGATGAACTAGAGATTGCTTTAATTTCTGATCCATTTGCAAATTTTAATGATAATTTATTATTAGTAATAATTTGAGTTTTTAACCAACTAGGCAAGTTCTCATTCATTATTTGAACTTTACTTACTAAGTTTTTTGCTACGTCTTGAGTGGTTGCAATAACTAATACATTAAAGTCTTCGTTAAATAACATTGACCATAATGCATAACCAGCTGATAATGTTGAGATACCTAATTGACGTGATTTAAGAATTACATTGTAACGGTTATTTTGTAATGTAGATAACGATTCTTCTTGAAATGGAAATAAGTTAAATTTTATTTTTCCTTTAATAGGATGTTGTATGTAACAATATTTACGCATAAAATATACGGGATCATTCGCACATTTTAAATATTGCTCTTGTACTATCTGTTTTATTTTTTTTTCACTCATTGAACAACTTCAACGATCATCTTCCCGGTGAATAGCGTAGTTAATATACCTGTTCCAAACCATATTATTTTATGATCATACCATTTTGGGTTTAAATATTTTTCTCGCTCTATATACAAATTTATATTTTCGTTTAATAGTTTTACTTTTGTATTTGTATATATTAATTCTATAGAATCTAATCTTATAACTGTTTCTAAATCAGATATCAATGTTTCTTGTTGAGAAATTATTTCATTATTAATAGAATCCATATAATATAATGAATCTAATGTTTCTGAAATATCAATAATTTCTTTGCTTGTAAAACATGTATCTACCATTTGTCCAAAACATATTAGAGGACATATTAATAATATAATAAAAATATTTTTCATTTCCTAGTTCTTTTTCTAATATTTGCTGCAGCTGATTTAACTGCTTCTTCTTTAGACTTTACTACTTTAGCTTTTTTTGGAATTGGTTGAGTTTTTAGTTTTTTTGTTGTTTTTAGTTTATTTTTTGTTGTTTCAACTTTTTTCTTAGCAACTTGTTTTTGTTTTTTAACTTCTTCAAGTTGTCCATCTAATTTATCAATTGTTTTATTATTATTGTCAATTTTCTTTTTTGCCTCATTAGCTTTTTTAGAATTATTTTTTGATAACATAAAAAATATTCCAACTATTCCAGTTAAAATACCTAATATAATTTTCCAATATTTTTTAATCATTACTTGCCTTTTCTTTATTTAAATTTTCTAAAAAGTTTTCTTTGAACTTTGCAAATTGTTTTTCTACTTTTTCTTCAAACTCAGTTGGAGTCATTTGTGCATCCCATGTTTCCATTAATCCATCTGAATTTGTTACATATTGTTGTTGCTCAGTATATGCTTGTTTTAAAGCTTTAACATCCTCTTCTGCTCTTTTTAACCATGCTTCAGCATTATTTTGTATACGTTTTTTTTCATATTCTTCATATTTACCAGTAACACGAAGTTTATGTTCCATTTCTATAACACAATCATAACACATACCATGAATTGTTTGCATTTTTTTATCTAAATGATTATGAGTAGATTTACAACAATCTTTTCTACAATTTGGATATGAGTTAAGATGTTTTCTAACTTCTTGTGCTATTGAGTTAGCTGGTTGTTTAACTCTAAATCCATTTTTTTGTTCTATTCGATAAAGAGTATTACCAATTTTTTCTTCCCAAACATCTCCAATTTCTCGGCGTTTATTTTTTTCTGCTTTTTGTTTAGCATCAGAAAATCCAATTGTTTTTTTAGTTTGGAACTTGTGCGTTCCGGCAATCATTTCTTTGACTGCTTTTATATTTTGTAACTTTTTTGACATAATTTTAATTTATTTTAGCAACTGCTTTATCAATTGCTCGTTTTAATAACATTAGTTTTCCAATTTGTCTTTTTCTATCATCATCTGCTGTTATTTTATTTATAACACTCATAATAGTTTTCATTTGTTGTACAATATTTGGTTTTTGTTCTAGTGCTTGTATAAACTTTGCAATTCTATCATCGCTACCACCGGTGGTAGGTGCTTCTGCTTCTGGTTCAGCTGCTGGTTCAGCTGCCGGCTCTGCTTCTGGCTCTGGAGCAACTTCTGGCTCTGGAGTTGGTTCTGCTTCTGGAGCTGGTGCATCTGCTGGTTCTGCGGGAGCTTCTGGAGCTGCAGGTGGCTCTGGTGTGTCAGCTACTGGTTCTTCTTCTTCTTGCTCATTTGTAATTGTATTTAAAGCTTGTTCAGATAAAAATTTAGTTACTTTTCTTTTAACAATTTCACGAACTAATTTTTCTTTTTGTTCTTTTGTTAATTTTTTTATTTGTGACATATATCCTCCATCTTTTTGAGCTAATGTATCAATTAACTCTTCTGCATCTTCTTCTTGATTTTTAACAAATACCTTTAAAGTGTTAGCAGGACGTTTATCATCTCCGTCTTCCATTTGTTTTGTAACATATGTATTATCAGCATCTTTTACATCTGGTACCATTGTTTCATTATCAAGTATGTCATCATACTCTACTTTTCTATCTACATTTGGCATTGGTTCGCCAGATGCATTTGGTACCATACCCTCTACGTCTTTGTCTAACGTATAATCTTTTAAATCTTTTCTAGATTTGTGTTTTTCATTTTTTGGTTGTTTATATTTAGCCATTTTTATATGTCCTATTATTTAATAATAAATATCATCTAGAATACTTTAACGTTCCTAATATTTGATTTATAGGTGCAAATGCACCTGTTAATTTATATGTATTACCGCCGTATGTGAATACAATTCCTTCTACTGGTACTATTTTCTCAAATCCGCCTAGTTGTTTAATACGTTCTAATTGCGTTTTTAAAAGAGCCATTTGGCCAATATCTCCAGTAGATCTAAGCTCACGTATTATTTGTGCAATTTCTTTTCTTATTGATTGTACAGCTGCTGTTGGATTTGCTGCTAAGAAATTAGATGCATTTTTCATTATCTCTGCACCTAGCTTTAAAAATATAGATTCAAATGGCTCGAGATTTTGTTTTTGATATAGTTTAAAATCTTTTTTATCAAATACTGTAACCCATTCTACAAATTCTGGATTAGTTATTTGTTTTTTAATTTTAACAATTGAATTTGATTTGTCATTAAATGACCATCTAGTAACTAATTGATCTATAATTTCTTCTGGAATATCATATCCTACTTTAGATGCCTTTTCTTTTATAAGATCTCTCCACCAAGCTTTATGATATGTTGATACAGAATCAGTATCTTTTAAATTATACTTATCTCGTAATTGATCTAATTCATTAAATAATGCATCTTGATAATCTTGAAAATTTTCTACAGCTCCTATTTTAATTTTTTGAGGAGGTATTAAATTAAATGTATTTTGCATATCTGCATTTGCATCTGTTACAGCTTTTTGTACTACATTTCCTCCATCTAGATCTGTTTGCACGACATTTCCATTTTCATCATATTCAACTAAATTATGAAATTGTAATACTGCTATTTCATATGCTATTACATTTTTTGTATCTGGATATATAATTTCCATATTTGCAAATACTTTTCCATTTTGAAAAATATTTTGTAATTGTTCTGGACTAATTTTTTGAAATGCAGCTGCTAAATCATTGCCTGCTTCACCAAATGCTGCAGATATAGGTCCTCTATTAGCAAATTTAGCTTGTAATCCTTTTACTGATAATGGATTTTTTCGTTCTGTTTTATTTCTAGCAAATTTAACTTCGCCGTCTTTAAATGTCATAAATATATTTTGTCCGTCTGTTTTTTCAGTAACAGCTGATTCTATATCTAATCTACCTTGTAACCCACGCTGAATCATTTCTTTGAAGTCTGCAAATGATAATGATTGTGATCTGTTTTTATCAAATGGATGTGACATATGTCCGCCTAATCCACCTTCATTTAAATATTTTGTACCAAATACTGTTTTAGGATATTTATCAAAATTATAAACAAATCCATCTTCAGTGTCTTGTTTGTCTAATGCTTTTCTTAATTTTTTAATTTTTTTAGAATGTGCTTGAGAACCTTTTGGTGTCATATATCCACCATCTTCAAATAACTCATTTGCATCTGCTTCTAATTCTTGTAAGAACCATTCTTGTATATTAATAGATTCTTTATTTATTTTATCTCCAGCTTTTTTTGCTGCTTTGTATGCTTTAGATCCTTTTTTGGCTGGCGTACCTCCACGTTTTCTTTTTGCACGAATATTGGCCCATAGACCATCACCTTCTCCCATTACATCTCCATATGTTGGAGCTCCACCAAGCATTTGCCAAATATTTTTTATTATAGATTCATCGTAATTAGGATAACTTGCTTTAAATTTACTATATGCATCTGCATTTAATGCTGCTCTTACTGCAGATGCAGAAATTGCATTGCCGTCTTTATATTTTAATGGATCAACAGAAACTGTTAATTCTATAGCATCTACACCAGCTGGTATTTTTCTTCCTGATCTATCGCCAACTGTCTTATATTTGTCTATATTTGGTAAAAATGATTTAACACGAACATAATCATCATCTTTTTCAGATGCAGCTAATGCAAATCGACCTTGTGTATCTTCTGGTAATTCAAAAAGATATTCATATGCAGCCATTATTGGAGAATTAAAATTGGTAGGTTGTATTTCAATGTTTGTATTTTTATTTAATAAATTAAACATTTTAATACTTGTATCTCTAGTTATACCATCTCTTTCTTTTGGCCCTATTAACATGATTACTTTATCAACATTTGGGTTTTGTGCGTATCGTTGTGCAAGAGCCATATGTGCTCCTGTTATAGGCTTAAAGCCTCCTGGAAATAATACTGTTACGTTCTTCATTTTATATAAATATTCCTTTATAATAATTCATGATATTTTTAGCAATTATTAACTTCTGCAACTGATCCAGCTCCACCTTCATCTGAATTTATAAATACAGCTTGATTAGATTTTGATCCATATGCTTGTCTATAATATCCATTTCCTAAAGGATTACTTGTACCATTAGTTGTATATATTTTATCTCCTACTACCACATAGCTATTTGATCCATCATGGTACATTACTGCATTAATACCTTCTTCTCCTTCGCATGCAGCACCGGCACCTTCAAAGCTACCTCCTCCCGATGTTAATATTGTTATAGATGTTAATGAAGGAGCTGCCGTTGTTGCTTGAGATATTGTTGAGCCTTGTCTTTCACCTAATGCATTTATAGCATACCCTGTTATATAATATGTTGTGCCAGCAGTTAAACTGGCTTTTGCTAATGTATATGCTCCTGTTGTTCCTGCTACTGAAGTTTTTGTATTTGATGCATAATTTGCATTTGTACCAAAATAAAAACCTCTTTGTGTTATTCCTCCAATTATGCCACCGTCTGCAGTAACGTTAGCATTACATGTCATACTAGTTTGAGTTACTGAAGATGCTGCAGATGTTGTTGTTGACGGATAGTCTTTGTTTGCCATGGAATTTAAGTTTAAATTTCCACTTGATGGATTTCCTATTGCATAGGTGTCAATCATAGTAAATAAACTTATATTGGTTATAGTTTCATAACTTCCGGAAGTTGCAATTCCTTGCATTGATATATTGTCACTACCGACTGGCATTATTTAATCTTCTTTTTTAATTCGTCTATTTGTGTTTGTTGATCTTTAACTGCTTCTACCAGAACAGCTATTATTTTTTCATAGTCAATAGTTTTATATTTGGTATCTGCATCAGTACCTTTCATTATAGGTAATTTTTTCTCGGTGACTATATCTGGAAGTACTTCTTCTACTTCTTGTGCAATCAATCCTATATCTTGTTTACCTTTTTTCTTGCCGGCATTCCATGTATATGAAACTCCTCTCAAAGATTTTATTTTGTCTAACGCTCCACCAATTGTTATTATATTATCTTTTAATCTAGAATCAGATATAGTAGTAGATGATGCTATAACATCTCCATCTGCATGAAAGTCTCCGTCAGATTCAAATCTAAATTCATTGGAGTTATTAATATATATGTCCGCTCTAGTATTGTTTGTAAATGAAATATAATCTGTGCTATCAG